AATGATATTCTTGTAGTTGATGGTAAAGATACAAATTTACTAAATTTTGACACAACACCTCAAAGCATTGTTGCTACAACAGGTTCTGGTGCAACTGCAACTACTATTGAAAACGTAGACATAAGAGATTTTGGTGCTGAAGTTAGAATGATTGGTTCAGCAAATGTTTACGGTAATTTTGGACTTGTAGGCGACGGTGAAGGTGTAATTGTGTATGCAATAGGACAAAACCTAGCGTACATTGGCAACGGAAAAGAAGTAACTAATGATACTGAAAGTGTAAATCAAGCTAACGAAGTTGTTGAACTTAATGGAGCAAAAGTTAGATACAACAGTTTTGATCATCTTGGAGATTTTAGAGTTGGTAATTTGTTCACAGTTGATCAAGATGCAGGCACAGTTAGTTTTGTTGCTAGTGCTTTAAATATTGACGTAACTTCAGGTATTACATTTACAACTGGTAGCGACACCACTTTTATCAGCGGTGAAAGAATAGACACTGGAAATATTAGACTGAGCGGAAACACAATTGAAAGCACAGCAGGTGATTTAAATTTTAACGCTAATTCAAACACAATTAATTTGTTGCAGAATGTAAACATAACAGGAAATCTAGATGTAACTGGAAATGTAAGCATAGGTGGAAATATTACTATAGGTAATGATCCAACTGATACAATACAAATTGTTGCTGGTATTGAAAGTGACATTTTACCTAGCCAAACTAATACATACAGCCTAGGTACATCTGCAAAAACTTGGAGCAATTTATTTGTAAATGAATCTACAATAGATGGAATACGTATTACACAAAACTATATTACAACCACTGATAGTAATGCAGATTTAGATCTACGTGCAAACGGAACAGGTAATGTAGTAGTTCCAAGCAATGACGTACAAATAGATCAAGATCTGACTGTGGACGGCACTGCAACACTTGCAAATACAAACATCACAGGAACAATAACACTTGTTGGAGACTTTACTCAAACAGGTGATACTACAGTGACCGGTGATGTTGATGTAACACAAGATATGACTGTAGGAGCTGCAGCTCAGTTTGAAGAAATATTAATTGATGATAATTATATCACAACTACAAGCTCAAATGCTGACCTAGAACTACGTGCAAACGGCACAGGAAAAATTTTAATACCAAACAATAATGTTACAATTAATAATGATTTGACTGTAAATGGTTTTACTACTACAAAAGATATTACCAGTACAGGTTTAATTACAGCTGATAGCTTCACAAATACGAATATATTAATTGATGATAATTTTATAACAACAACAGTTTCAAACAGTGATCTAGAACTTAGAGCATCAGGAACTGGTAGCATTGTGATTGACGATTTTTCTTTCAATGATGCAACTATTAGCACTATTGCAGATATGACATTTGTTCCTGGATCAGGCAATGTAAATATAAATGGTACAGGATCCTTGAAAATACCTGTAGGAAATACTGCTCAGAGACCAGCTCCTGTTACAGGTCAAATTAGATTTAACAGTGAAAAGGGTGAATTTGAAGGTTATAACGGAACGTATTGGATTCGTTTAGATGGTTTAGAAGATTTAGATGGTGATACTAGAATCACAGCAGAATTAACGCCTGGCGCTAATGATAATACAATAAGATTTTATGTTAAAAACAATGTTGTAGCAGATATTAACAATAGCAGATTAAATACAAACAGACTAACTGTAGATGACATAGAGATTGATGGAAATGTGATAAGTAGTATTACAACTAATACTGATCTTAGTTTTTCTGCTAACGGTACTGGATTAGTAAAATTTGAAAATTTTGGTTTTGCTGATAGTACCATTAAAAATACAGTTAGTGATGCTGTTACAGTTTTTGAAAATACTGGAGACGGATATGTTAAGTTTGACGGTACTCAAGGTATAGTATTACCAGTAGGTGGTAATGCAACTAGGCCATCGGGCGTAACAGGAATGATACGCTTTAACACAGATGATGCTCGTGTTGAACTGTATGACGGAACTAGTTGGGTGTCAGTAGCAGGTGCAAGTGGCGGTATTTCCTTTGCACAAGCAGAAGACATAGCAATTGAGAAAGTATTAATTTTTGGATAATAGATAAATGGCAACAATATTAAAAAACACAGTAATAAAAAATTGCGGTACAGTACCAGTTTTGATTTATGAAACACTTCCTACCACTAGGGTAACAATACTAGGTTTAAGTTTTACAAATTTGACCGACCAATTTGTTTATACAGATGTGCTTATAAAAGATGATACTAGTGTTACTGGTTATTATTTAAAAAATAGTATTTTGCCAGCCGGAACTAGTTTACGAGCTGTAAGTACTGGTGAAAAATTAGTACTAGCGCCAAGCAATCAATTACTTGTAAGAGCAAGTGTAGACGATTCAGTTGACGTGATAGTCAGCTACGTGGAGATAACATAATGACATACTATATTGGAACAAGTCCTACTGATGTAATCAACGGTTTTATCAAAAGATATTATTACGGTTTAAGACGTAATGATGATGGAGAACTATTTTTGATAAAAGTTGATCAACTGTCGGGCGGTGATGAAAATATTGCTGTAGTTAATGATATTGGTATTGCTGCTGAAAACTATTTAGATTTTGAAGAAGGAATTGATTTTCTATCAGGAATAGATGAAGATCATGAAATAGTAAATGGTAACTTAAGATATTCACAGTTCAAATGGGATAACAGAAGTTTAACATATTTTATAGATCCTGCTGACGGACAATTTATTCAAAGATTATCAGAAACATATGTTTATCCAGATAAAATATCATCGCCCGCATACGGCGATGGTCCTGATTCAGACGTGATAACTACAAACAGTCAACCGGACGAAGGATACTAAAATGGCAGAGTTTAGTTTAGATAGATTTAAGTATAGATGGAGAGGCGATTGGGCCAACGGCGAACCTTACAGAAGAGATGACATAGTACGTGTAAATGGTAAGAGTTATGTTTGTTTAATTGCTCATACATCCTCTGCTTTATTTAGAACAGATCTACTAGCAACATTACCAGGATCTAGTCCACCAGTACCACAGCCCAAATGGGTAGTAATGACTAGTGGTAGAACCTTTGCAGGAAATTGGGCAACAGCAACAGTTTACAATAAAGGTGATATAGTAAATTATCAAGGAAGTTTATACGTCTGTAAAAACAGTCACACATCGACAACTTTCCCTGCAGATGCTCCTACAATTGATGAAAGTATTCAAATATCAAATGAGAACTGGGAACTATTTGTTGCAGGACAAAAATTCTTAGCTGATTGGACAGGCGACACTGATTACGGAATAAATGTTCTAGTAAAATATAACGGTATTGTTTACAAATCTACTAAAACACACAATAGCGGGTCTACATTTGAAGATAATATCGATAAATGGGAAACATTTTATGAGGGTTATAATTACAGATCAGCGTGGTTGCCAACTACAAAATATGTTATAAATGACCTTGTAAAATACGGTGCTAGTATTTTTAGATGTGTCGAAACTCATACATCGGGCGATACTGAAATAGATCCAGCAAAATTTGATTTAGAATTGTTAGGTAGTCAACACGACGGTGATTGGGAATCGACTACAGTTTATAATCAAGGCGATATTGTTCGCTATGGTGGTACACTATACTATGCAATCAACAACAATATAGACAGTAATCCTAGTGCAGGTGAAGTGTTTGATAGTGATGATAGTACAATTGATTGGATTGTATTATCTAAAACATACAATTTTAGAAATTTATATAACTCTGTAGATAAGTCTACTCAAACAAAAATTGTAACAGTAGCTGAAGATACTGTTGATGAAAAAACAAATGGTAATTTTTACATAGATGGTATAGAAAAAAATGAATTTTCTTTGTACAGAACTGTTACATACATTTTTGATCAATCAATAGCGTCAAATGCAACTTTTGATGATAAGACTAACCCGATTTGTTTCAGTACTAGAGAAAACGGAGTAGCTGGTGGCGGAACCTATTTTGAAGACGATTTTCCTCGTTCAGTAAAATATATTTTAGATGGAATCGAAGTTACAAGACAAAACTATTTTGATAATTTTTTATTAAGCACAAGTAGACAAGTTTCATTAACGATACCTGCAGAAAACACAGTTAGTATATACTATTTTTCTGCAACCAATTTAGAAATGGGTGCAAGAATAACAAACATTGTTTTACCTACAACAGTAAGACTAGATAATATAGAATATAGAACTGGCGATATTGTTCAAAGAGGTGGAAACGTTTACTATGCTGTAAGAGATGTAAACATTTCAGATGGTGACGGATCTAGTATAGATTATCTAGATCCAGAAGTTTGGGAATTGTTACTTCCTGGTAAACTTTTTAGTGCAAGCTGGGCTCCTAATAGATTATACAGTATAAACGAAGTAGTTGTTTATCAAGGAACTGCTTGGAGATGTAATTTAGAACACACTTCAAGAGACAATGACTTTCCAGGCGATAATGGTTCAGGTTACGATTATTGGGATACACTTATACAAGCAGGACAACCAGGTTCACTTTTAAACAAAGGTGATTTGCTTACTTACGGACTGAGCAGAGAGCCAATAGGCGATCTTTCTACTCTAGGTGAGAAATCTTTACCTATAGGACAAACTAAACAACTTTTATCTGTAGAAAAAGATAGTGTATCGCAAGAGTTAGAAGTATTCTGGAGAAATTTAGCTGTCGACACAGACACTGTTTTTGTTGCACAACACGGACAAGATGAAGAAGGATTTGGAACAAGTTGGAGAACTCCTTTTAAATCTATTAGACATGCATGTGAATACGTTGAAGATACCTATAGCGGTGGTACTTTAGTTAAGATAGCTGTTGCTACAGGTAGATTTGAAGAAGTTGGTCCTATAAGTGTTCCAGCTGGTTGTGTAGTTATGGGTGATGAATTAAGATCTACAACTGTTGTCGCTACAGGACCTAAAACAAAATATCAAGATACATTTAAATATGTGCAACAATATTTAACAAGATTTAAACAACTGTTTCCACAATTAATTTTGTTACAAAATGCAACACTTGCTGAAGAAAATACGTTTGTACAAAATAAAACAGGACCAATAGCATTATCAACATCAATAACTTCAATCAACCAATTGATTGACGACTACGAAGCATTTATTGATGCAAATATTGGTAGTGGGTCTGCGCCTGATGTCACAGGATCTAATACGCCAACATCGAGCACAAGTGATATAAATGCAGCAGATATTCTTACAAGAAATGTAGAATTGATTGCAAAAGAATTAATAATTTATGCTCAAAGTCAATTTCCAAACGATACATTGCCTGAAGCAGAAATGCGTGAAGATATAAGACATTTTATACGAGCAATAAAAAGAGACTTAAACTTTACAGGTAATTGGGCAACGTCTATGTCAGCAAGACGTTATTACAATAGTGTTTTAGGATCTAAATTAGATGATCTATTATACATGCGAGATACAACTGGTTTGAGAAATATGACGACAGAAGGATTACAAGGTACTCTTAACCCGCCGGGTGTGTTTGCTCAATATCAAAGACCTACTGGCGGCGCACTAGTATCACTTGATCCAGGTTGGGGACCAGATGACGAACGTGTTTGGATTAATAACAGATCACCATATCTACAAGGTGTAACTAATATAGGTACAGCGTGTGTGGGACAAAAAATTGATGGCTCATTGCACAATGGTGGTAATAAATCAATGGTTAGTAATGACTTTACACAAGTTTTAAGTGACGGTATTGGTGCATGGGTTTTAAATAATGCACGAGCTGAACTTGTGTCAGTGTTTACATACTATTGCCAAGTTGGTTATCTTGCAGAAAACGGCGGCGTAATTCGTGCAACAAACGGTAATAACTCTTACGGTAACTTTGGATCTATTGCAGATGGTAACGATCCAGAGGAAACAGCTATAAATGTTACTGTAAACAATCGAAAGAATGAAGCACAAATAAGCAACGCTATAGCAGGTGGTGCAAATGATGAACTAAAAATATTTGAATACACCAATTGTGGTGAAAACTATACTTTTGCAGATGCAGATATTGTTGGTGCTGGTGCAGATGCTGATGTTGAATATTCCGATTTTAGAAAAGGTGGACTTTTTGAAGGTAGATTAATTAACTCTAAAGGTTCTGGAAGTAAAGGTGGATCGGGCTACACAGTTAGACAAAACTCTGCGCAAGTTGATTTAAGTACATTAACATCAATGACTTTAAACGTTAACGAGGAAACACAGTTTGAGAGCGAAATATTAGGAATGAGAATACTTCTAATTTCCGGAACTGGTGTAGGACAATATGCACAGGTATCAGGTTACGATCAACCAAGCAAGGTTGTTGATGTTATTAAAGAAAGCGATGGCACACCTGGTTGGGATCATATTGTTCCTGGTACTCCTATATTAGGTGCTTTAGATAGTACAACAACCTATAGAATAGAACCTAGATTGACTTGTTCGCCACCACCTTTTTATGCAAATACTTATAAACCATTACCAAACCCAAGAGAATGGGCAGATGTCGACTTTGGCGGAACTACAGCTACATATACTGGCATAACACTTGATGAAGGTACAGCTTCTGTAGATGAAGAAGCAGCTGTAATTAGAGCATCAGTTAACATAACAAGAGCAGGAAATACCTATAGTGCAACAATAGTAAATCCAGGAGCAGGATATGCAGTTGATGACAGCCTGGTTGTTTTAGGATCAGATCTAGGAGGAATCACTCCAGATAACGATTGTACAATCACAGTTACATCAAATTCAGACGACAGCACCAATAGCATACAGACTGTGTCGGTAACAGGAACACCTAGAGGAGGAAGATATGTTGCTGTAACCACAGATGGTGTTTTTGCTTATAGCGACGATGGCGAAAACTGGCTAGAAGGAAATTTACCTTTTTCAGGTACATTTGTTAGAGTACTTGCATTCCAAAACAAGTTTTTAATATTATGCACTGGTAGCAATAAGATTGCATATAGTCTAAATGGACAAACCTGGACTGAAAGATCTTTACCTGTAAATGCTGCATGGAAAGATATAGTGTACGGATTAAACGCATCTGGCACAGGCGAAAACAACGGAAGAATTGTTATTGTAGGAGAAAAAACACAATCAGCTTTATATAGTTCTAATGGTTTATCATGGGGTACAGGTACTCTTCCTGTTGGTGATGATTCATCAGGTGATGAATGGCAGGCCGTTGCATATGGACAAGGCACATATCTTGCAATAACAGGATCTCAATACAAAGATGTTGCATATTCAACTAATGGTATTTCATGGCAAAGATATAATAACGTACTACCAGCAGGAGATTTTGAATTTGTTGATTTGGTATATGGTAACAATAGATTTATAGCCTTTACAAAAGACGGAGATACTTTTTTTAGTTTAGATAAAGGAGCAACCTGGATTCAAGGTACAGTTGCACCAAGTCAAGATGGATCTACTGCAATGAATTGGAAACGCTTTAAATATGGACAAGGTGTATTTGTAGGTGTTTGTGATACAGGTGGAAAAGTTATGGGATTTGACGAAACTCTTGGTCCAACAACTTTCTTTGCTACCACTGAAGATGGAGTATTATGGACCACCAGAGAATTTGAATATGAAAACCTTTGGTCTGCGTTGTGTTTGAAAAAAGACGAAGCTCTTCCTGAATGGTTGATACTTTCAGATCAAGTAACTAACAATGCAGTAGCAACAGTAAGTGTTGGAGCAGTAGCAAAAATTAGAGCAGATGTTGCACTAGGATCGTTTGCAAATATCAAAATTTGGGATCCAGGTAGTGGATATCAAGAAGCAGAAGGTTGGTTACCAAGTATAGTTGTAACTGATAATGATTTTATTACCCAAGTTGAGATAGATGAAAGAATAGGTAGTGGCGTTGTTGCACAACCAGATTTTATAGACAGAGGCACAGGTTATAGAACAAGCACTAGCACAATTACAGTGATAGGTGACGGTTTTGCCGATATAATTCCTGAAGGAAATCTTTTGGTACTAGACGGAGTTCCTCAACCTATTCCAGGTCCTGGTGTTCAAATAAGACTTACAGGAGTATTAGATGAAACTACAGATGATCCTGATGATCTAAAATTATTTACAGGCGTAGGTGCAACAGATCTAGGAGATGATGGTTCTGGAAACGGAACAAGAACTGTTAGATTTACACTTAGTCCTAGTTTAGATAATGAGTTCAATCTTGAACACGCAACAACTGGCACTCTAAGATTAAGATACAGTCAATGTCGAATTTCAGGACATGACTTCTTAGATATTGGTACAGGTAATTTTGAGCAAACTAATTATCCTGAACTATATGCTGGCGGCGCTTTCTTTACAGCAGCACCTGAAAACGAAGTTTTAGAAGCAAATGGCGGTAGGGTATTTTATGTAAGTACTGACCAAGATGGTAACTTTAGAGGTGGTGAACTTTTTGGGGTAAACCAGGCGACTGGTGTTGTTACAATTAGTGCTGAATTTTTTGATTTAGATGGACTAAGTTCGCTTGCACTAGGTGGTGTTAGACTAGGTGGTACAGGTACTGTTGTTAACGAATTCTCAACAGATCCTACATTTAGTGCTGATTCAAATAATATTATTCCTACACAAAAAGCTATTGCAACATTTTTAGCTGATAGACTCTCAGTTGGTGGATCGGACCTTGAAACCAACGCAATTACAGCTGGTCAGGTTAAAATAGGTACAGATCAAAATATAATTGATATCTTAGGTGGAGGATACTTACAAATTCCAAGAGATGTAAAATTTGAAGGTGCTGATGCCTTAGGTAATAGAACAGATGTACAAGGATCATATATGGCACAATTAATGTTTTTTAGATCTTTTAACAGAGAACAGCAACAATGATAAATATAGTAGTGGAGCATATAAATGGCAGAGTTTAAGTTAGGTAGATTAAGATTTGTTTGGAAAAACGACTGGACAGCAAGTGCAGTTTACTTCCAAGATGACGTAGTAGCATTTGGAGGTAAAATATACATCTGTGTGTTAGGTCATACAAGTTCAGCAAATTTTTTCAGCGACTTTGATATTGTACCACCAAAATGGAATCTTGTAAGTGACGGTCAAACCTGGAAGGGAGATTGGCAACCACAACAAGCATACGTATATGATGATATTGTAAGATACGGTGGTAGATTATATATTTGTCAAACAAATCATACATCAGCTGACGATTCAACTACAGGATTAGAATCTGATCTAGATAAATGGCAGATTTTTGCAGAAGGATTAGAATGGAAGGGAAACTGGTCAACTAGTTTTGATTACAAAGCAAACGATTTAGTAAAATACGGAGGGTCATCTTATGTATGTAATACTCCACATATTTCTGCTGCTACTGAAGCCTCAGGCTTAGAAGCTGACCTTGCAAAATGGGATATTTTCAATCAAGGTTTTGATTACAAAGCTACCTGGGAAGCAAATAAAAGATACAAAGTAAATGATGTTGTAAGATTTGGTGCTAATGCATATATTGCAACAGCTTATCATACTTCGGCATCTAGTTTTAGTACAGATAGTGCAAACTGGAATAGATTTGTAGACGGTTTCCAATACGAAGATATTTGGTCCTATGAGCGTTCATACCAAATAGGCGATATTGTAAAATATGGTGGCAATCAATATATTGCCATTACAGAAAATTTAAATAAAATTCCATCCTCACAAACTAATGATTGGAATCTATTTTCAGAAGGCTTAAGATTTAGAGGCGATTGGGGAGACGATTCGTCAAACATAGATTATTTGGTAGGTGACATAGTTAGATATGGATCATATACATATAGATGTATACTAGACCATAATGGACAAACACCTCCAAATGCAACTTATTGGGCAAGATTTAATACTGGATTAGATTGGCGAGGAGAGTGGTTAGATGACCAGTTTTACTACGAAGGCGATGTAGTAAGGTATGGTGATAATTCTTATGTATGTATTAATTCACATATATCAGAAGGCGATGATTTCTCTACAGAAACACCAACAGATCCAGGCGGCGGAGCAGCGAATTCTCGACCTGATTTAGATACCTCAGGAACTTACTGGAATCTAATAGCAGTTGGATCGGAAGTTAGTGTTCTAACAACTACTGGAGATTTAGTATACTACAGTGGATCAGGTCCAACAAGATTACCTATCGGTAAAGACGGACAAGTTTTACAGGTTAGCACAACAGGGATACCTGAATGGGCTACACTAGATTATGTTGATGATGTTTATTTTGTAGCCGAACACGGTGTAGACTCACCGGCTCCTTTGTATGGTAAATCAATGGATAGACCTTTTAGAACAATTAGATACGCAACTCAACAAATAGAAAGAGGAGCAAAAGTTCCTGATGCCGCAAGATTATTAGAATTAAACAGAAGATTTATACAAAGAGAAATTGTAGAATGGACAGACTACCAAATTACAAACGGAACTAGTCCTTTTACAACAGATTTTACTTATGACAGTGCAAAGTGTGAAAGAGATATGGGACTCCTAATAGATGCATTTATTTGGGATTTGACACACGGTGGCAATGTGCGCAGCAGAGAAGCTGCACTTTCATATGTAAATGATACTGCAGGTTCACCTTACTTGGGTCAAAAGACAGAAACAAATGCAAGTATTGCATATGGATTAACAGTTATAGAGAAAGTTTTAAAACAACAAGCACCAGCTGTAAACTATCAAGATACAAATGGAGATAATTCAACTGCGGTAGTAGAACAATATTTCGAAGAAGCATTAGGAGATCAAGCAGTGGTTGAATACGAAAGCACAGCAACAGCGGCATATAGTGGAACATCAGTTTCGTCAGGTGGCAGTGGCGGCGGTGGTGGCGGCGGTGGCGGAGGAGGCTACTAATGGCAACAATATTTGAAACAATTACAGAATTAAGCAGTATAGTAACTGGCGCTATCACAGCAGGTGTAGCAGACAATATTCCTGCAAGACATATAAGAACAACTCTTGTTAGAGTATCAACAGGGTCATACAAAGAAGTACTGCCAATCATTGTGCCTGCAGAATGCTGTATAATGGGTGACGAACTTCGTGCAACTAATGTACAACCCAGAACAATATATAACTCAGCTAATACTTTGACTAGTATAGATGACTTTCAATACACATACGAAGGAATCAAACACATAGAAGATGTTATTGGTAAAATTGTCACTGGTACAACTGTTACACCAGAATCTGGAAACACAGAAAGCCAGAATCAATCCTGGCCATATGCAGAAACAGCAGTGGTTGCCCCTGGTGTTAAAAAATTAGCAAGATCTATAAGAAGAAAAATAGATTATGGTTTAGGACTGAAACTTGAATCAGATCTTACACCTTACTATGACATGAACGATCCTGAGGATGGAAAGTTACGTGACCTTAATTTACTTAATAAAGAATTCATACAAGCTGAAGTTGTAGGATATATAACTGATCAGTATCCAAAGTTAAAATATAGCAGAACAAAATGCAAACAGGATGTTGGTTTTATTTTAGATGCAATTGGTTATGACTTAACCTATGGTGGAAATTGGCAAACTGTAAAAGCGGGTGAAGCGTATTGGGAAGGAACAAACTTACAAATTGCTTCAAGCGAAAAGACAGCAACTTTAGCAGCTTACGGATATTTAAGAGATCTTGTGCAAACTGTTGGTAGAAACATAACAGTTACACCAACATATCAAAATGATAAAACTCAAAGATCTGGTATAGCTGGCGATACTGGTGCATCAAACAGAGCAAGAGACCTAATCAATAATATAATAAGTATTATAACAAATGGTAGTGGTACTGTTGCTATTACATATCCAAGTTTATCAGGCACAGATGCTCTAGTGTTAGATCAATTTGATAAAGCAGCATCCAACTTACCTGCTATACAAGAAAAAACAATTGATTTTATTAATGAAAACTTTGGATCTTTTAAATATAGATCTTCAAAATGTCGTAGAGATTTAGAACTTATAATAAATGATACTTCTTATGATATGGCATTAGGTACAAACTATAATGCTGTTTTTTCAGGACTTGCATACCAACGTCCTATAAACGCTTACAACTTAGCAGAACAACGAATTGAAACTGTTGGAGCAATTAGAAAAGCAAGAGACGAATTGATTGAAACAGTAACTACTGACGGATCTAGTGCAGTTGGTTCAAGCAATGCAGCAACAAGAATTAGATCTGCTTACAACGAAATTGTAGATATAATTAACAACGGTAGTGGAAATGCAGACACACTTTCGTTTCCTAGTCCTGTAGGTGTTGATCAAAATAGAGTAGATGCAAAAGACAATCTTATTGCAAACAAAGAATTTATAAAAGCTGAAATAATTGCTTGGATTGCTAATCAAATTGTTGTTAATTCAGGTAATCCGGCTAGTATCTGGTACAATTTCAGTTACGATTCAGCTAAATGTGAAAGAGATGTAGGATTTATTGTTGATGCAATGTGCTATGATATTTTATATGGCGGAACTCATGCATCGACGAGAATAGCACAGTCATACTTTACTGGAACAACAGCATATCCAGCAGGTCAAGCAGCGCAAACAGCAGCAGCATATGACAGATTGGCAACTGTGATGTTTTATGTTGTTCAAGAAGACACAGGATCTTGGACAAAAACCACATCTGAAACACAAACAACTCCGGGTACACCTGCAACAGCAACAGAAGGTGCGTTGATACGTGATACTCAAATGCAAATAATTGAAGATGTTATCACAGCAGGAAATCTAAACAGTTTACCAGCTATTGTTTTCCCAAGCATTACATGGGCTGATGCCGAATATCAAACAGCATTTAGCAACATATCAAGCGATACAAATGATGTGATCAAAACAGTAACACAATATATAACTGATACATACAATGATTTTGTATACAATCATGCTAAGTGTTCAAGAGATTTAGGAATAATATTACAAGCTGCAAAATATGATACACTATTGGGTACTAATTTTGCAAGCATTAATGCTGGACTTAGCTATCTACGAGCACCTAGTACAAAAGTATTAGGCGAACAAAAAACAGCAACTCTTGCAGCTAATGAATTTGCTAGACAGCAAATTGTTGACGTAATGGATGGAGTTACAGCACCAGCCGGCATTAATACTACATGGGAATGGGTAGAAGATATTATTTGGAGCGGAAGTCCAGAAGGCGGAAATAGAGCTGTTGAGGATATTGAAGTTTGGAATGCTATTAGACAGCTTGAACTAAACAAAGAATTTATAGTTGAAGAAGTATTAAATCATGTAGACAATACATTCAAAGATAGAGTAACTAGTATTGATATAGGCGCAGACACTATTGAAATCTCAGATACTAGTTGGATGTCAGTAGGTATGCCTATTAAATTTTTCAACGATGAAGATGCAGGAGATTCTACTGATGCAGTAGTCCAAGCTAACTTGCTAGAAACAGAAACGTACTATGTCAAAAATATTACAAGTGCAACAACATTCCAAATTTCAGATGAACAATATGGAACTACAAGTGTTTTAACTAGCTATGGTGAAAACTTTGTTGTGCAAAAGGCATACGAATACAATCGTACGTTGTGTGCAAGAGACGTAAGAGAATACATCGAAGGAATGAAGTGGGATCTACAATGGCCACAAGATTGGAAACGAAATTACAGCATGACAGATGTTTCACTTGATGCAAATGGAACCACTACAAGTACAACTTTAAGCACTGAATTGTATCTTCCTGCTTTTTATAGAAGTAGTTTAGCTGCACGTTACTATGTAAACAGTGTAATTGGATCACAGGAAGAAGATTTCTACTATTTAAGAAATGGTACAGGACTACGCCTACAAACATTAGATGGATTAAGAGGAGATCTAGGTCCTGCAAATGCGTATGGAACTAGTCGTCCAACAGCAGGTGCTTATGCATCCTTGGATCCAGGTTGGGGACCAAATGATCAACGTGCTTGGATTACAGCACGTTCACCGTATGTACAGAACTGTACAACATTTGGTTTTGCAGCAATTGGACAAAAGATCGATGGAGCATTACACAACGGTGGTAATGACTCAATTGTATCTAACGACTTTACACAGGTAATATCAGATGGTATTGGTGCATGGATTACAAATAATGGTAGAGCAGAACTTGTGTCAGTGTTTACATACTACTCACACATAGGTTACCTAGCAGAAGCAGGCGGACGTATTAGGGGAACTAACGGTAACAACTCATATGGTACGTTTGGTTCAGTAGCAGAAGGTGTTGATTCAGATGAAACTCCTGTAACAGCTATTGTCGATAATAACAAACAGTATAATGCTGTAGTATCTAATGTATTCACCGACGGTGCAGATGAAATACTACAACTAGAATATTCACATGCTGGTAATGATTACACAGAAGCAACAATTAATATATTTGGAGCAGGTGATAGCGAAGAACTTGTACAAGAAGATTATAGAGATGAAGCAGTAAACAATGTAAGAATTATTGAAATAGATGATTCAACAGGTAATCCAGATGCAACAGCAGGTGGTAGCGGTTATTTAATTGTTACTAACACAGCTCAAACAGGTACTACAAGTAGTATTACGTTGGCTGCAACAGACGGTAATTTGTCAACAGCATATCCTGGAATGAAATTATACATTACAGGTGGTGCAGGTGTAGGACAATTTGGTATAGTTGACACATACAATTCTGGTTCAAAAATAGCTACAATAGTAAAAGAAACAGATGGCACAGCAGGCTGGGATCACGTAGTGCCTGGCACAGCAATAGTTGCAGCAAACAGTTCTTCAACATATTTAATAGAGCCAAGAGCAGAATTTACAGCACCTACAAAAACAAACAGCCAAGAAACTGGAGCTTCAAGTACATATAGTGCAATGGAATTTATCGAAACTTCCGCAGAGTATACAGGTGTAGGAGTAACTACTCAAAGTGATGGAACTGGCGCTACATTTGATGTAATAAGAAATGGTGAAAAGTATTACGTTACAACAAATGCCGCTGGAACAGGCTATACAAGACTAGACACACTAACAATAGTTGGTAGCAATTTGGGTGGAGTTGATACTACACATGATATAACAATTACTATCACGGCTGTTAATGCAGACACTGGAGCAATTACAGCTTTTGATTTTGCAGGTCTAGGAAGAAAAGGATTGTTTGTTAACTTACCTGCTACAGGAACAGCAGGACAATCAAGTGTTGATGGAAGTACGTGGACAGCAAATACACTTTCTACAAGTGCAAGCTGGACAGATTTAATTTCTGGTAAAGTAGACGATGGTACAACTACATTTACTCAAAGTTATGCTGTTGCTGTTGGTGTAACTGGCGGCGCTGTTGTAGCGAATTACAGTTTAAATGGAACAACATGGACTGCGTCGAACCCATCAGGAATTAGTGCAACTTCAAGAGCAGCAGGAGCGTTTGGACAAATAGACACAGCAATTTCAAGAATAGTTATTATTGGTGATAACGATCAAGATGTAGCATATTCAGATAATGGAGGTCAAACTTATATTACAACCTCGTCTGCACTTCCTTCAACAGGTTACAATGACATTGCTTACGGAAACGGAAAATTTGTTGCTGTAAAAGGCGGAAGTCAAGAAATGGCATATTCAACAGATGGTATAACATGGACTACAGAAGCAACAGGCATGCCTAATACAAATGACTGGAGTAGAGTGGTATTTGGTGCTGGAAGATTTGTTGCTATTGCAAGTGATAGTGATACTATTGCATATAGTTTAGATGGTAGTAACTGGACAGGTGTAGCAACTGCACTTGTATCAACTACAGTAAGAGATATAAGTTACGGTCAAGGTATGTTTGTAGTTACAACTGATGATACAAATCAGGTTAACTTCTCGCAAGATGGCGTATATTGGCCAAGTGGAGGATATACATTATCTAATACATATACAGGTGGATTAAATGCTATAGCATTTGGTAACCCAGATAGAAATCCAATATTTGTAGCAAACCAAAATAATGCAGGAACAAATATTCTTAAAGCAAAAATTGGTGCTACTACAAAAGGTCGTGCCGGTGTTGCTAATCAGCAAGTGTTTGAAGTAAGAATAACTGATCCTGGTTCAGGATACGGTGCTACTGCTCCTACATGTACAATTACAGATCCTAACAACATTAATGATGTGTTGTTTACTGTTAGATTAAATGACGGTGTATTGGCACAACCAACATTTGTAGCAAGAGGTAGCGGATTTATAACAGCTACAGCAGAAGTTGACGCTGCAACCAGTAACGGTTTTGCAGACTTCTTACAAGACGGACAATTTATTGCTGTAAGAAGATTGAGTGCCACACCAGTAAATGGATCAAACGTTGTGTTTGATGATTTGCCTGATCAAGTGTTTAAATTAGTTAACACTGTATCACTTGTAGGTCTTATTGACGGAGATAAAACTGCTTTCTTACAAATATCTCCTCCTATGGAAATTGAAGATGCAGTAAGTGATGAAAATCCAGTCACAATGCGAATTAGATTTAGTCAAACACGATTAACAGGTCACGACTTCCTAGACATAGGAACAGGAAATTTTGCTGATACGAACTATCCAGGAACTCCTGTAAACGATCCAGTAGCTGCTAATGAAACAGTAAGTTCAAACGGTGGACGAGTGTTCTTTACAAGTACTGACCAAGATGGTAACTTTAAAGTTGGTGATTTGTTTAGTATTGAACAGTCCACAGGTGTTGCTACTCTAAATGCTGAAGCATTTAACATCGCAGGACTACAAGAACTTTCACTAGGTGAAGTTACACTAGGTGGAAACTCAGCAAGTATTACTGAATTTAGTACAGATCCGTTCTTTACTGCCAATAGTGATACAGTTGTTCCAACTCAACGAGCTATTAAAGCATACATTGAAGCACAAATCGGTGGAGGTGGTGCATCTCTAATCGTTAACAGTGTTACAGCAGGTGATGTTTTCATAAACGGAACACAAATTACAACGGTGAGTGGAGCATTGATAAATATAAAAGCGAACGTGAATTTCCAAGGCGCAGTGCTTGGTACACCGTTAGCATACAATTACTTTTTAAGATAACATTGGAGGAAAAACAAAATGGCAAACGGAATTTTAGGTACTTCAGAAGTTCCAGCTACAACACTAACGACTGTCTATACTGTGCCTGCAGATACATTTTCAGTTGTTACTCTAAACGTAGTGAATAGGTCTACAGCACCTAGAACAGTTAGAGTAGCACTATCAGCGGCAGCAACACCAGACCTAGCAGAATACATTGAATATGATGTTGAAATTCTTGCAAACGGTGTACTTGAGCGCACAGGATTAGTTTTAGATGCAACAAAAAATATTGTTGTGTATGCAGACAGTTTAGGTTGTTCAGCAATGGTTTTTGGTTTAGAGACAGCAACAAGCTAAAGATAAATACAGTAAGGAGAGTATTAAATGGCGAGAATAGTAGCAAAAGGTGTTCAACCAACTCCTACATTTGTTAAAATGCCAAATGTAGAAGTTATTGCAAGCATCGTTGCGGATTCAAATAAAGCATATTGGATAGATACATCTGTTGCTCCGATAACATTAACCTTACCAGCAAATCCTTCAATGGGAGATATTTTAAGAATATTCGATGTTGAAAATACTTTTGATACAAATAATTTAACAATAGATAGAAATGGTAAACCTATTATGGGAGCAAATGACAATCTAACAGTTAATATCGAAGGCAGTGCATTTGAAATTATTTTTTACAATGATACTAAAGGATGGAGATTGTTTACAATCTAAGGTAAGGTGAGTGAATGGCTAATTATAACAGTTTTAAGAGAATAGATAGGCAAGCTATCGTTGATGGAGCAGTGCAAGGCGTAGATATTGCACCTGGCGCTGTAAATACCAACGAAATTGCCAACAATGCTATAACTAGCGCAAAGATAGAAAACACTTCTGTTTCTAGTCCACAACTTGGTGATCCAGTAGACTTATCAACAAAAAATATAACATATAGACCTTTTGTAAATGCTGATTTTTCTAACAGTGCAAATATTGCGCAAGACAAACTAGCGTCAGGTGCAGCCGAAGTAAATCTAGGATACACACCTTTATCTACAGCTGGTAATAATGCAATGGGCGGAAGACTTGCAGTTGCTAATGGTAGTGTAAGTGCTCCTAGTATAAGAGGCAGCGATACTAACACTGGGATTTATTTCAACAATAATGAAGTACGTTTTAGTATAAACGGAAGTGATGCATTACAAATTGACAGCTCGGGTAGAGCAATGTTTCCACGAAAGCCAATGTTTGCAGCTGCAGGACAACCAGGATGGTTGTACACAAATAGCTTTGGTGGCGGCGTAGGACAAAAAGAACTCAATAGCACAATGAATTGGAATCTTGCCCATCAATACGGCGGCAGCAATTTCAACACCAGCAACGGACGTTTTACTGCTCCTGTAAGCGGA